TTCTCTGCTGGCGCCATTACTGCGGCTCTAAGCGGTAACGCAACAACTGCTACGTCGGCAACTTCTGCAACTACTGCAACCAATATAGCTGCTGGTGTGGCTGGTGCTGTTCCATATCAATCAGGTGCAGGCGCAACAAGCTTCTCAGCCGCTGGCACTTCTGGGCAAGTTTTAACATCCTCTGGTATAACAGCCCCAACTTGGACTACTGCGGCCAGTGCAAACACAGCTTCTGCTATTGTTCAGCGTGATGCCTCGGGTAACTTTACTGCCGGTACGATTACTGCGGCTTTGAGTGGTAATGCTTCTACGGCTACAACAGCCACCAACCAATCAGGCGGCACCGTAGCTGCTACAACAGGCTCGTTTAGTGGAGCAATAACTAGCACAAGTGGCGGATCCGCGTTTAATTTAAATGGCGCAATATCAAACTTCATTGTTATGGAGTACCAATGGTATAGCCGCACCAACAGTTACAACAAGAAGTGCGGGTACAAAATTAGTTCTTTATCCGTCATTATCTGTTTCAGAGGTTGATTATGCTTTTGGTATTGATAGTGGAACTTATGGAGCAGTGTTAACACAACTGCCTCTTCTTTTAAATGGTATGGTGGAACGACTCTTGCCGCTACACTAACCGGTGCCGGTGCTTTATCATTAACAAGTACAGTTACAGCTACTAACCATATTGGCCCGGGCACAGGATTAACGGGAACGGCGGCATCTTTAAGTATTGGTGGAAACGCAGCAACAGCCACTTCAGCTACATCCGCTACCACAGCTACAACAGCAACAAACTTGGCCGGGGGTTCTGCGGGAACGGTTCCATACCAATCTGCGGCGGGTACTACGGTTCAACTGGCAGCGGGCTCTTCTGGTCAAGTTCTTCAATCTAACGGCGCTGCGGCTCCGTCATGGGTGGCGGCTCCCGGTGCGCAAGCTGGTGGCGTGATTTACGAAAACGGTAAGACAATCAGTTCAAATTACACACTGACTGCCGGTAAAAACGGCATGAGTGTAGGCCCGATCACTGTAAACTCGGGTGTAGCGGTTACTGTACCAAGCGGCCAACGCTGGCTCGTTTTTTAAGGAAACATTATGACAACGGGAACAACATCACTGCTCAGTTTGGCACTGCCAGTTGAGGGCGAACTAGACGGCACATGGGGCGATGTCGTTAACAACGGCATTACTGACTACGTTGACATTTCTATTGCGGGTACGTTAACTTTAAACGGCGACGGCGCGGTCACATTGGCTAAGACCGCAGGTGATTCGCTTGGTACAAACATTGGATCAACAACAGCCCAGTACGCAATCATTAAAATCACAGGCACACTAACAACAACCAAGATTGTTACTGCACCAAGCACAAGCAAGACATACATTGTAGACAATTCGGCTACGGGCGGAACGGTAACGTTTAAGGCTTCCGGTCAAACCGGCATATCTGTGGCCGTAGGCGAAAAGTGCACTGTGTATTACAACGGCACAGACTATGTCAAAGTGGCTTCTAGTGTTTCCGACGGCGTCACAAGCGTCACCGGTACAGGCACAGTCAACGGTATCACCCTCACAGGCACAGTCACAAGCACAGGCAATTTGACCCTTGGCGGTACGTTGGCTAACGTAAACTTGACATCTCAGGTCACAGGCACACTTCCTGTGCTCAATGGCGGTACTGGAACCACTACTTCTACAGGCACTGGCAACGTAGTTCTTTCTGCAAGCCCAACACTTACGGGGATCCCTCTAGCGCCTACTGCAGCGCTTAATACAAATACAACACAAGTGGCAACAACTGCGTTTGTGCAAACTCAAATTGGTGCTATTGCCGCGGGAGTTACATCGTTCAGTGCAGGAACAACAGGTCTGACACCGAGCACCACCACAACGGGTGCTGTTACGTTGGGCGGTATTTTAGATGTGGACAACGGCGGTACAGGTACAGCCACTCCCGCATTAGTTGCTGGCACCAACGTAACCATCACAGGCACTTGGCCAAACCAGACAATTAACTCTACTAACAGTGGCGGCACAGTTACTGCGGTGACGGCCTCTTCGCCAATTACATCAAGCGGCGGCACAACTCCAAACTTGACGTTCCTCGCACCCGGTACTGCTGGTAATGTGCTGACTTCAAATGGTACGAACTGGGTGAGTGCTGCATCTACTGGCGCTGTTGCTGGGGGTAGCATTTACATAAACACTGATGTAATATCGCAAGACTACACTTTTCCAACTGGATCAAACGGTATGTCTGTTGGGCCAATCACCATTCAAAGCGGCTACTCTGTTACAGTTACTGGCGTGCAGCGCTGGGTTATTCTTTAAGGAAATAAAATGAGTTCAATTGCAGCAGGAACAACGTCAGGGTCAGCGCTAGTCAGCACTGGCGACACAACGGGTAATCTTGTTCTTCAGGTTAACGGCACTACACCTTCCGTTTCTTTGGCCGCAAACGGCTCTATTGGTGTTGGATCAACTCCCGCGTATGGTACGTCTGGTCAGGTGTTAACTTCTAGTGGTACAGGCTCTGCGCCTACTTGGACTACGCCCGTGGTGCCCGGCGCTATAGCGCAATATAGCGTAGTTGGTCAAACAGTAAACGGTTACGGTGCAGTAGCTACTACCGTGAGTAACTTAGCGGCCGGCAATGTATCCGTTAACGATTTCTTGGGGGTCTATACTAACGGCGCTGGACAATATCGCACACTCGGCGCACCATTTTGGTCAAGCTATTACAGTAGGTGGTTTGTCTTAATGCTTTCAAACAGCAGTTCAGCTTATGGCATATTTTCTTCCACTAACGGCCTTGATTGGTCTCAAGTAATACCAGACCTTGCAACTGCTATAGGAATTAGTACTGGTTTTGTAACGGCCAATAGTCAAGCTAACGCAGCTACATTGGCAGTTGATGACTCTAATGGGCGATTCTTTTTCCTGTATGTAGCAAGTAATGTTGCCAGCGTAAGGGTGGCGTATTCAAGCCTTACAAGTACAAACAATCTTACCGGCAATTGGACTGTTGTTACATTAAGAGCCGGAACTCTAGCTGGCGCTCTTACATATTGCAAAATGGCAACTACCGGAGCTTCCGGACTCGTGGCTCAATTTGCAGATAATACTGCTTCTGCTTCTTATATCTACACTTGCCCTGCCGGGAGTACAACGTTTACGTTGCAATTAACACTAGGTACGGCAGCCACTGACGTACTTGGTCCTGTTCTTTTCCAAGAAAACGGGTATATATTTTCGCCGTTTGGAGGCGAATCAAAAATTGCATATAACTTATCTGGCAATATAACTTCTGGATGGGCACAAGTTACTCCTTCTGTTCAACCATCTAATCAAAATATTAGGGGCTGTGTTGGTAATGGTTACATGGTGTACATCTCCGGTGCAGATGTTTATTATTCAACTAATGGTACAACATGGACCGTGGCGGCTACTGGATCAGGCTCTGCTTTAACTGGTGTTTTTTATACAGGGTCTGTATTTATTGCATGGTCTGCTGTTGCCAATAGAACAGTTGTAAGTGCAACAAATACTCCTATTACATGGTCTTTATACAATGGTGGAAGTATTAACGCGCTGAGAAATCTTTCTGCCATGAACAAGATTTGGTCGCAGCGCGTAACAGCGGCCTAACCACACAACAGGAGTAAACAATGAGTTCAGTAGTTATTGCCGGAGACACATCTGGCGCAATCACCCTTCAAGCTCCTGCGGTTGCGGGCACCACAACGCTTACACTGCCTGCTGTTAGTGGAACAGTAATGGCCCCTGCAACGGCGGGGACATCTGGCCAGCTTTTAACTTCCGCCGGTACAGGTGCTGCGCCAACTTGGTCTACACCGGCAGCAGGGGCGATGACATTCCTAGAAAGCGTAACTGCCGCTTCATCGGCTACCGTTGAATTGACGGCGCTTACTTCTACCTACGATATGTACATGGTTGTAGGGTCTAATGTTGTACCATCAGTTAATTTTGAATCTTTGCGGCTAAGAGTAATGGTTGGTGGCACTACCCAAACAACAGGCTACAAAGGCAACACTGCTTATACACAATCAGGCTCCTCTTCTGCTATTGGCAATGAAGGTGCCGATACTGCATACCTGCTTATAAACAGGGGGCAGGTAAGTACCAACGGTTCTAATTTTGTTCTTTATATTGGTACGCCCGCTAATGCCACTTTATACAAAGCCATAACTTGGCAAACATTTGGCACTACTACTTCCCCGACATCAATCTATCAATTTGGTGGTGGAGCGTATATGGGCGGTACGGGCGCAATTACAAGGCTTAATTTTGCAACTCTGACAGGGAACCTTGCTTCCGGCACCTTCCGTTTGTACGGCATTTCAAATAGTTAAGGATTAGATCATGGCAAGACATCACATGACACCAGACGGCCCCGTGCCGTTTACACCTGAAGAAGAAGCTGCGCGAGATGTAGAAGAGGCGGCGTGGGTTGCTGGGGCAAAAGACCGCTTTAATGCCGAAGCAAAACAAAACCGCGAAGCCGCATACAAAGTAGAAGCTGACCCACTGTTCTTCAAATCACAGCGCGGCGAAGCTACACAAGTTGAATGGCAAGCCAAAGTAAACGAAATCAAAGCCCGATTTCCATATCAGGAGTAAACCATGGCAGTAACAATTGACGGCACAAACGGCCTTACGTTTAACAACGGCTCAACACAGTCTAGCGCCCCTGCGCTAACGCTTCTTGCCAACATCACACCTACTGCGGCAACTACGATTCAGTCTTTGAATATTTTTACGTCTACGTATGACAACTATTTGATTATTTACGACAACATTCAAACATCTAGCAATACAGGAACATGTACGTTAGACATGCGTTTTGCAGTGGCAGGCGCGGTTGTGTCTACTACTTCATACGCTACCCTACAATATACCGGCCTTACTAGTACACTACAGACTTATTCTAATTTGCAATATAGCGCTGGGACATTAGATCTTAATTACGGTGCGTGCTCAGGATATTTTTATGTGCTCAATACAAATTCAACTGGAACAAACACAATTAAATATGCACCGGGGTCTACTGTTATGCCTGCTACTACAGATGTAGTTGGAGCCAATGGCGCGGCGATTATGAAAACCTCTAGTGCAATTTCGGGTTTCTCTATGTTTTTGCGTAACGGCGTGAACTTTGCGGCTCAAGGCTCAGTCCGCGTCTACGGCATTGCCAACTCTTAAGGATTTAACATGACATACAAAGTTTGTTACTGGGATGAAGTTGACGGTTGCCAAAAAGAGCGCGACACAACGCCCGAAGAAACCGCAGAGATTGATGCACGGCGTGCCAACACGGAAACATTCACACCTGCGGCACCAACCAAAGAGCAGTTGATGGCAGAACTTGCAGCCCTCACAGCAAAAATCCAAGCACTGTAGCCATGCAAGATTGGGTTGAAGCACTTATTGCCGCAGCCCTTATTGTCGCCTTCGTTGTGTGGGGGACGTACACGATTATTTGGATGGGGGGAATGGTATGAATTGGTCAGACGCACTCAAAGCGGTAATACCCATCGTAGTCATGTCCTTGGCTTGGCTGCTGGGGCAGGTCAACTCTTTCTCTGAACGCCTGACCAAAATTGAAGGCCAGATGCCTGCGCTAATTACCAAAGAGGGTGTGCCAACCGACAGCCCAATCTCAGCCGAGCGCCGTGCCATGCAGAAAGAGCAGTTGATGATGCATATTAATGAACTTCAGGTCAAAGTACGCTTGCTGGAAGAGCGCGAAAAGCTGGGGAAAAAATAATGTTTGAAATCGTAAGCGGTGGTGTGTTTGGTGGTTTGATTGGCGGATTGTTCCGTCTAGCCCCGGAAGTCCTGAAATACTTTGACAAGAAAAATGAGCGTGAGCATGAGATGGCTATGTTCAGCCGTCAGTGCGAGCTTGAGCAACAACGTGGCCAACAGCGCCTAGCCGAGATCGGTGCCCAGCGCGAAGCGGCTGTAGATGTTGGGGTACTTAATGCTTTTAATGCAGCAATCAATCAACAAACCGAAATGGTTGTAGCCGCAGGTGGTTGGGCTGCTAGGTTGTCAGCTTCCGTGCGCCCGATTGTGACTTATTGGATCATGGCTCTGTGGTCATTTATCCATGTCTGGTTTGCTTGGCAAGCCCACCGCGCTGGTGCTTCTCCTGAAGTGGTATTCAAGACCATGATGACCGTGGACTTCTGCGCTCTGGTGTCTGGAACAATTAACTATTGGTTCCTTGACCGTACCCTCAAGCAACGTGGGCTATGAACCTAGAGTTGGCTGCAGCCCTATGCCGAGAGTTTGAAGGCTTTCGGTCTAAGCCGTACCTGTGTCCGGCGGGTATCCCAACGATTGGCTACGGCTCTACCTACTACGCAGACAAACGCAAGGTAACTTTGGAAGACCCACCAATGGATGAGCCCACGGCTAGGGCGCTTTTGATGATTGAACTTGAGCATACGTACTTGCCCGGTGTTCTGCGTAACTGCCCCGGCCTGATTACTGACGTTCGCAAGTGCAACGCCATTGTAGATTTTTGTTATAACTTGGGCACTGGACGCTTGCAGACTTCCACGTTAAAGAGGAAAATCAACGCCAATGATTGGGAAGGGGCAAAAGAACAACTGATGCTCTGGACTAAAGGTGGCGGCAAGGTTTTGCCGGGCTTGTTAAAACGCCGCACGGCTGAGTGCGCTTTGTTGGATTAACCGATGGCACTTAAAAAACTAACCCTGAAAGCTGGTGTAAACAAAGAAAACACCCGCTATACCAACGAAAACGGTTGGTATGTATCCGACAAGATGCGGTTTCGTCAGGGTACGCCGGAGAAAATTGGCGGTTGGCAGCGTATTTCCGCTAGTACATTTTTAGGTGTATGCCGTTCTTTGTGGAATTGGATTACTTTAGCTGGATTAAATCTTGTTGGTGTTGGTACAAACCTAAAGTTTTACATTGAACGCGGTGGCGCATACTTTGACATTACACCAATCCGCGCATCATCCACAATTAATAACAACCCTTTTGCGGGCAACGGAACTACTACAGTCACCGTAACGGACACAGCGCATGGCGGCGTAACGGGAGATTTTGTAACCTTTAGCGGTGCTACAGGTACATATGCTTCTACATTTAATGCTGAATACCAAATTACTGTATTAAGTGCAAATACATACGTTATTACAACGCCTATTGTTATTGCTGCTGGCTCTTATGGTGGTGCCTCTGTTGTTGCTGCCTACCAAATTAATGTTGGCCCAGAGTATGCTGTTCCGCTAACCGGCTGGGGTGCTGGTACATGGGGGACTGGCACATGGGGAACTGGTGTAACTTCTTTAAGTTCAATCCGCCTTTGGAGCCAAAACAATTTTGGTGAAGACTTAATTTTTGCACATCGTAACGGAAAACTGTATTACTGGGATGCCACATCTGGGTTAACTTCCCGCGGTGTTTTAGTGTCTAGCCTTCCCGGGGCGGATTCTTATGTACCTTTTGTGGTGAATTTTGTATACGTTTCTGACACAAGTCGTTTTGTGTTTGCTTTTGGTACAAATGACCCGGGTGCTGTAGACGCATTTGCTCTTGACCCAATGCTGGTTCGCTGGTCTGACCAAGAATCTGTAGTTGTTTGGACGCCTGCTGCCACTAATCAAGCGGGCAGTATTCGTCTGTCTCATGGATCGGAGATAGTTACCGCCGTTCAGGCTCGTCAAGAAATTGTGGTTTGGACTGATTCTGCCATTTATTCTTTGCAGTACCAAGGGCCACCAGTTGTTTGGTCAAGCCAGCTCTTGGGCGACAACATATCTATCTTTGGCCCCAACGCTGCTGTCATCGCGTCTGGCGTAATTTATTGGATGGGCGTAGATAAATTTTACAAATATGATGGTCGCGTGCAAACGTTGCGTTGCGATTTAAAGCAGTACATCTTCCAAGACATTAATGTTTCTCAAGCATCTCAAGTGTTTGCTGGAACTAACGAAGGATTCAATGAAGTGTGGTGGTTCTATTGCTCCAATGGAAGCAATGAGATTGACCTTTATGTAACTTACAACTACCAAGAAGATGTGTGGACTTACGGAACTTTAGGCCGTACAGCTTGGCTTGATTCTGGTTTGCGTGATTTCCCGTTAGCGGCCACTTACTCGTATAACCTTGTTAACCATGAGCAGGGTAATGACGACAATCAAACAGGAACTCCTGCCGCCATTAACGCAATTATTGCTTCTGCCGAGTTTGACATTGACGACGGCGATCACTTTGGATTTGTCTGGAGGATGCTCCCAGACATTACGTTCCGCGGATCAGACACAGCATCACCACAGGTAACGATGACGCTGATTCCAATGCAGAACTCAGGCTCTGGATATAACGATCCTATATCGCTGGGTGGTAATTCCAATGCAACTGTAACAAGAACATCGACAGCTGTTATTGAGCAGTTTACGGGTCAGGTTTATGTAAGGGTGCGCGGTCGTCAGATGATTTTGCAAGTTGAATCAAACCAGCTTGGATGCGCGTGGCAGCTTGGCTCACCCCGTATTGACATCAAGCAAGACGGCAGAAGAGGTAACTCGTGACCTATATTGTTACGTCAGAGTTTGAACTTAACCAAGTTGCCGCGCCTAACTTGCCGCTGGCTACGGAAATGTACAGCCGTCAGTACCAAGACCAGCTTAATAATATTCTTCGCCTGTACTTTAATAGGCTAGATTCAATTCTTGACCAGTTTAAAGTTAATGTAGGTGGTATTGATGGCACTGGCGTAAGGTTCCCGTATGGGGCGTTTTCTTGTTTCTCGCAAACATCTTTGACGGCTAACATCAATAACGCAGTTACCACTATTCCCGTGGTGTCTACAGCGTCTTTCCCCACTGCCTCGGTTGCCGAACCTAAAGCCTTTTATATTGCTAACGAAACTATAACGTACACGGGTACAACGCCCACATCATTTACGGGTTGCGTTCGAGGGGCTTTGGCAACGACTGCTGCGGCGCATACATCTGGGGCTGCTGTAGAGGGTAAACAAATTGCCCTAGCGCCAGCCACTGCCTATGCCTTATTTTTCAATACAACTGATTTTTCAAATGAAGTGTCGTTGGCAAACACCACCAGAATGACGGTGGCTAATGCTGGTATTTACAATATGCAGTTCAGTGTACAACTTGAAAACCAAGATAACGCCCCGAAAGATGTTTATCTTTGGTTAAAGCAAAACGGTACGGACATCATTGGCTCTACGGGTAAAGTAGGTATGCCACAGCGCAAAGCCGTTAATGATCCTTCGCATGACATCAAAGGTTGGAATTATTTTCTATCTATGAACGCGGGTGATTATGTGGAAGTGTGGTGGTCTACGGATGGGGTAAATGTAACCATACCAAACTACATTGCTACTCCGCTTCCTACTAAGCCATCTACAGCTTCTGTTGTGGCTACCCTATCATTTGTTTCGGCTTTGCCCTAAGGTTTAAACATGACACTAGAAGAACTTAAAGCTCTGTACGCTCAAAAGGGTGGAACTGAAAAACGGTACATAGATACCGAACAAGGCCGCACCGAAGAAGATATTCCTATTCAATATGGCGATGGTTGGGCTGCATGGGAAAAAGACAACCGCAAAATTGTTGACTATATTGGTCAAGGCATGGATGCCACTCCAGTTTATGACAATGCTCCAAAAACATTAGGCGGATTTTCTAAACAAGAAGGCGACTACATTACCGACTACGATCTGACTGGAAAACCTATTGCCAAGCGCAAATGGAATGAGTCAGACTGGGTTACGATGCGCAATGACCTTGGCCCAATTGCAATGGCCGCATTGAGCGGGTATTTGGGTGGAATTCCTCTGGGAGAAACTGGTTTAACCGCCGGTAATGCACTTAGCGCCGCTCGCGCTATTGAGAATAAAGACGTGCTTGGTTTGTTATCCAGCGGTTCTGGCGCGTTTGATACTGCCGGTGTTGATTTTGGCGGCATGAGTGCTAAAGATGTTGCAAAGTATGCAAGCTTGGCCAAAGGCTTGACTAGCGGCGGAGCAGGAACAATTAGTGCTTTAGCTGGTCTTACCAAGGATGCCAACTTTAACAATCTAATGAGCTCCCTTGGTGGCTTTGATGTTAATCCCAAAGACTTTACCGAAGGCTATTTCCTGCCCGGCGGAGAAGGCTGGATTGATCCAAACTCTAAAACAGAAGGTGTAACTGGCCCCGGTTATTACGATGAGATAACTGGCGCTTTTATTAAAGACTCTCTTGGCACCTTACAAAACCCACTGGCTTCAACTGTTGGGAACTTAGATCCAAACCAGAAGTGGGAATACAGCCTGACACGCCCCGGTGTTTGGACAAATGACAAGGGTGAAGAGATTGATTTGAGCTACCTGCCAAACACAGAAAAAACCATGACGGGTGCAGAGATCATGGCTAAAGCTGGAGCGTTGCCAAAGGTTAGTTCAGGCGGATCCACCACCCAAAAAGGTTCCAACGTTGCGACACCCGCAACTTCATCAGTTGATTTAGCTTCGCTGCTTTCTCTGCTTGGACAAGGAACTCCGCAAACAAACGTTATCACTAGCCAAGACCCCTACGCCCATATAAAATTGATGGAAGAATTGTTTGGGCCAGAGATTGACTTGACCCCAGCCGGTGATAACACCGAAAAAAGGAAATAAATATGTCTGAAACCGTCGGTGATTACAGCAGCTCTTTAAGCAATGAGCTTAATATTGCAAACATGACCCAAGCAAATGCGGCTAAACAGGCCGCAGATCTGGCGGCTTCACAGGCTTTGTACAACACACCCGGTGCATTAGGCCCAGATGACCAGCCAATTACTGTTGGCAAAGGCAATAACTTTAATACCGACGACATCCTTGCATATAACAATCCCGCAGGAAACTCATCTCTTGCAAACTATACGCCTACCGGTTCTACGCCAGACGGATTAAATTTTGCCGCCTTAACTAAATTCTTGGGCGACAACAAAGGTTTGATTACTGCCGGTGGTGCGGCCCTTGGTTTGATGGGTGCAAATAACGCACAGACTACACCTACTGGTTATCAGGGTGGTATTCCCTCTTTGACTGCTACTCGCAGCATGATTACAGCGCCTCCAGTTGGCACTGGATACCGTCCCGGACAAGGCGGAATTAACTATGGTGGCGACGTAACTTACACTCGAACGGCACCGGGCGTAGATCCTTGGGCAAATCTATCTGGCACTTCAGGTATTGATTTAAGTGGACTTAATAACGCATATAACGCCTCAAACAATGCTGCCAGAGCTGCCGCTGCCGCTGCCGCAAAAGCTGCCGCTGACCTTGCCGCCGCACAAAAAGCTAAGGATGCCGCCGCTATTGCTGCTGCACAGAAAGCTGCGGCTGATGCCGCCGCCGCTGCCAAAGCTGCCGCCGATAAAGCTGCTGCCGATAGGGCCGCTGCCGCTAAAGCTGCTGCTGACAAGGCTGCTGCTGATAGAGCTGCTGCCGCTAAGGCTGCCGCGGATAAGGCCGCTGCTGACGCTGCTGCTAAGGCCGCCGCAGATGCCAAAGCCAAGGCTAACGTTGGTTCTACCGGATACCAAGCCGCAATAAAAGCTGGTTTAACTCCACAGCAATATTTGGGAAACATTAATCAGTGGATTCTTGATAACCCTCGCGCAAGCAATCAGCAGATTTTGGATGTTATGGCTCAGTATGGAGTTACTCCAACTGATTTGCAAACTGCATTGGGACAGAGTAACTTCTCTGACGCTACAAAATATGCCCTAACAAACAACATGGGTTTGCAAGGTTTAAATCAGAACATTCAAACTTGGTTAGAAAAAAATCCATACGCAACAAATCAACAAATTCAAGATGCAATGAAAGGCTCTGGCACAAGTGATGCGGATATTGCTCGTGCTATGTATGGTTTGAATTCATCTGCCGCTAAAGAGTACGCCGTAGTCCACGATATGGGCTTGGATGCGCTTTACAAAAACATTTTAGATTACCAAGCCGCCGGTCATTCTCCTGAAGAAATTGCTGCCGCTATGGCCGCAACAGGTGTTGAGCAACGTGACATTAATGCCGCCGCTAAGTTTGCAAAAGAGCAGGGTTATGTAGCTAATGCAAAATCTGCCGCCGCAACTCAAGACTTTCTTAATGCTGGGAAAGTAAATAACGATGTTGTAATAAATGAATCTGCGCCAACTGGTTTGGATACCGGCAACGACATCTATAAATACTTTGCCGACCCAGCAACACAGGCAGCGTTAGCTGCTGGTAATACAAGATCTATTGCAGAAACTATGCAGTCATTGGGATGGTCGCCAGAAGAGGTGGCCGCTGCTACCGGCGTGAGTGCTTCTGATGTTCAGGCTGCATATGATGCCGCCATGGCCACTACAAATAAAGCGGCATCTACTGATACATACCAGCCTTATTATGACGATACGGATTACAGCTATATGCAGGCAGCCGAAGGCGGTTACTTAAAATACGCTGAAGGCGGTATGGCCAAAGGTCGCTATCTTCAGGGCGGTACAGATGGTATGGCCGATGAAGTTCCCGCTCAGATTGGCCAAAGCCAGCCAGCAGCTTTAAGTCACGGCGAGTTTGTAATTCCCGCCGATGTGGTTTCCCACATGGGTAACGGCAACTCTGATGCCGGTGCAAAGAAACTTTATCAAATGATGGACAAGATTCGTATGGCACGCACTGGCACAAAGAAGCAAGGCAAGAAAATTAATCCAGATAAATTCATGCCCGGTGGCTTGGCTCAGGCTTATGCCAATGGCGGATCTGTAAAAGGATTTGCGGGCGGTGGAACAACGTTGCCAACTGGAACAACTGGCACTGAATCTAGTCTGTCTAACTGGGCTGGCCCTTATGTAACCAATATGCTTGGTCAAGGTCAGGCTTTGGCCAATATGCCATACCAGCCATACATGGGTCAATTGACTGCTGGTGAGTCACCACTTCAGACCCAAGCGTTTGGTGCCGCTAGCGGTTTAACTACTCCCGCCGGAATTGGTGAGGCAGCAACTACTGCTGGTGGCATTGCTACAGCGGCGCAAGGATTGAAATACGATCCTACGCAGTTTGCTAGCCAGTACACAGCTCCTGCCGCGTACAAGCCAACAACAACTGACTTTACGTCCGACATTGCTAAGTCGTACATGAATCCGTATTTGGAGCAGGCGCTAGAGCCGCAGTTAGCTGAAGCTCGTCGCCAGTCACAAATTACGCAACAACAAAACGCTGCAAAAATGACGCAAGCTGGCGCGTTTGGTGGTGGTCGTCAGGCTATCCTTGATGCCGAAACACAGCGTGCTCTTGGTGCTAACTTGGCCAACATTACTGGCACTGGTTACAGCTCGGCTTATGACAAAGCTATGCAACAGTTCAATGCTGACCAAGCTCGCAGGGCGCAAGAGGCTCAGTTTGGCGCACAGCAAGGCATGACGTCAGCTCAACTTGGTGCTCAGTATGGTTTGGCTGGACAGCAAGCTGGTGAACAATCCAGACAGTTTGGTGCTAACTACGGCTTGCAAGGCTTACAGACTGGTTTGCAAGCAGCTCAAACACAGGGTAACTTGGCTAACTTGGAAGGCCAATCCGGCTTGAACAATTTGAACGCCATGCTCACAGCTGGTGGCCAGCAACGTGGCATTGAGTCTGAAGGTATCGCGGCTGATAAGGCGGCCTTTGAAGAGGCTCGTGTTAATCCATATAAGATGGTTCAGTTCCAGCAATCATTGCTTAGTGGATTGCCGCTAGCTGCGCAAAGCTACAACGTTGCACAACCTAGCGCATTAACTCAAGCAATGGGCGGAGCAACAACTATTGCTGATTTGTTGGATGTTTTGACAGGCAAAACTGTCGCCAAGAAAGCTTAAGGACTTACTATGTATCAACCTAGCGCAAATCAAATTGCTGACCTATACCAAGGTCGTCCTCAAGCGTTGGCACAGAGGATTGCTAATGAACCAAAAGGCCCAACTGGTTTGCCTCGCGATCTGTCAAAGTTGATGGCATTAAACATTGACTTGACTGAGGCTGATGCGGCCAAACGTCAGGCGGCTATGGCTGGTTTGCAGCAGATGCAACAAGGTCAGGCTGAACCTCCAACAGTAGCTCAAACCATTCAGCAACAAGCGGCTGAAAAGGCTAAAGCATTGGCCGTTCAGCAACAACGTCAGCAACAAGGTTTGCAAGCATTGATGCAGAACCAAGGTTTGATGGGTGCAGTTCCTGCGCAAACGCCGCAGCCAGAGCGTCAGCCTGCTGGCATTGATGAGTTGCGTGCAAATCTTGGTGAGAACTACGCCGGTGGTGGCATCATTGCTTTTGAGGAAGGCGGCTCAGCAGAAGAAGATAGCAAGCTTTCCGAAGAAGAGGCAAAAGCTGCTTTGATGCGTATGCTTGAGCGTACCGGTCAATTGCCTCCTCCCGCCCCCAAAGTTAGACCGCCTTACAGTGGCCCCGTTCAGAAGACTTTGCAAGAGCAAGGCGCTGATTGGGAAGCTCGTCGTCAGGCTGAACGTGATGCGCGTGCCGCACAAGAATCACCAGAGAACATTGCCCGTCGTGAGGCTTTGATCTCTCAGATCCCAACTGGTGGCCAGACTGCGCCAGCGTCTAACCGCCGTGGTGAGGACTCTGAGTTGGAGCGAAACATCTCTAATACCTTGGCCGCATTGCCCGGTGCTAGTGTTACTCGTGCGCCTACAGGTTTGCGTGCATTGGCACCAGCTTTGGCCGCCATGTTCTCAAGAGATAAAACAGAGCAGACTCCTGAAGTTGATAACCGTGCGATGTTAAATGCAGCAGAGCAAAGAATGCGTCCGTCGGCTCCAGTGGATAACCGTGCCGCTATAAATGCCGCTGATGCTGGCTTGCGTGCATTGCCCGGTGCTACTGCCGCGCCAGCTCCTGCCCCAAGACCACGTCCTACTGGTGTTGCACCACAAGCTGCGCCTGCCGCCGCCCCTGCCGCACCCGCAGAGAAGTCAGCTTACGACAAGTGGATGGAGCAAGCTTTGTCTCAAACTCCAGAGGCACGTCGCGATGCAGCAATGAAGCGCTATCAAGAGCTAATCGGTGCGCCAGATACTTCTGCGCAAGAGAAATATATCCAGCAACTGGAGGCTCGTCGCGCGCAGTTCGCTGAACCAACAGATCCTTACGAACGTTTCCGTCAGTATGCCCGTGCCGCCGCTAATGCTGGTGGCCGTACATGGCAAGAGACTGGTGGAAAAACTTCTGCCGCATTGCAAGAGCAACGTTTGTCCAACGCTCAGAAGGACATGGAAGTTCTTAAAGAACTCATGGGCGAATCTAGTAAGGTAGCGGAAACAAAACGTGGATACAAAAAGGAAGCATTTACCTTTGGCGAAAAAGAGTACGACGACGCATACAAGTATGGCTTCGAGGCTGCAAAAGAAATGGGCCTTGGCGGTCGTCAGCGTGAGTTGTTTGCCCATCAGTCTGCTGAGAATGCACTGCAACGCGCCAACGCGCTCAAAGTTGCCGGTATGCCCGGAGCGGAAGAGCGTATGTTTGGCCAGATTGCCAAGGACTGGCTGGCTAAACCAGAGAACAAGGGCAAGACAATGTCTGACGCCTACGCTGCATTCAACATCATGAAGTCTCCTGCCGCTGGCGCTAGACTTGGTGGCGTAATGACGCGAGATCAGGCTGAAGACAACGTTCGCAAAGATCTTGAGAATATGCTGAGCGGGCCTAAGATGATCTCTGATGCGTCTGCCGCATTGAAGGCGCAGGGTATTCAAAACCCAACTAGCTTGCAGATCAAAGATTACTTGGTTCAGCAACAAATGACTAAGCCTGTTGGTGGCGCACCAATGGCGGCTTCTGGTAAAGTTCCAGCATTACCTTCAGGCTTTAAATTGGATTAAACAATGGCATTCCAAACTGCGACCAACCCTGAGACAGGCGAAAAAGTTGTATTGGTTGGCGATCAGTGGTTGCCATACAACCAATCAGCCACCAACGATCAAGGCCAGAAAGCCTTTCTGGTTAACAACCAATGGCTAACCGCACCAAGTCAACAGCCGGTAGCAAAGGCTGAGCCATCATTCCTAGAGCGTGCCGGTACAGCTGCTACCCGCGGTCTTGAGGCGGTTCCTGAAAGTATCTCTGGCATTGGTCTTGGTTTGAAATCAGCGTTTGGCATGAAGCCAGAAGCTGGTGCGCAAGCTGCACAGATTCGCGCAGACAGGCAGAAAGAAGCTGGTCAAACGCCCGGCATTTCCTTTGAAGAGCTTGAGAAAACATACTCTGATAAAGGTTTGCTTGAGGCGCTTAAGAAAACTCCAGCATATGTAACCGAGCAGATCTTGCAAAGCGCACCAAGCATGGCCATTCCTTTGGCCGCAGGTGCCGCAGCTGGTGCCGTGTCTGGCCCGCTCGCTCCTATTGTTGCTCCGGTCGCAGGTATTGGTACGTATGGCTTGCAACAGTTTGGTAACTTCATGCGTCGTCAGGCGGAAGAGGGTGCCACTGGTGAGACATTGGATCCCGGTAAAGCCGCTACTGCCGCCGCAGTTACAGCTCCTATTGGTTACTTTGCAGATCGCTTAACCCTTGGCCTTGGAAAGATTCCTGAGAAGGTGTTGGGTAAAGAGATCGCAGCTGAGTTAGCTAAACGTACTGGTGCAAACGTTGGCACCCGCGTAGCTACTGGCGCAACGATCGGTGTTATTGCTGAAGCTCCGACTGAAGTGCTGGAGCAGATGGGCGAGCGTTGGCAAGCTGGCTTGTCACTCAAAGACGACGATGCTATCCGTGAATATAAGGAAGCATTCTTTGGTGCCGCCGCTGTTGGCGGCGTTGGTGGTGCCGCCTCTCGCGCACTTCAAAGACCTGCCGCAGAGACTCCACCTCCACCTCCCCCACCACCAGAAGCTCCTGCCGCCGCTGCACCGGTTGCCGAAGAGAAGCCACTGGCAATTGGTGTATCGGAGCCGTTTACTCCTCGCGTATTCCCAGATGGTTCTGTGGCCACAACTCCAGAAGACATTGCACGCTACGAAGAAGAGCAATTTAAAAATAAATACGAAGCCCAGCCTGCCGATGAAAAGGAAAGATTGGCGCTTGGTTTATCTGAGCCGTTCGTGCCCCGCGTATTTCCAGATGGATCCGTGGCCACTACGCCAGAGGACATCAAACGCTACGAAGAGATGCAGTTTGAGAAGAAGTATGCGCCTCAACCAACATTGGCCACTGAGTTTAGTGAAGCTAGCCGCCGTGCTACTCGTGCGCAAGAGGCTTTCCGTGAAGGCTTGATTAACCAAGAGCAGTACGACTTTTATGTTTCCGAGCGTGATCGCTTGCAGAAGGCATACAACGCGCAGCAAGATACGCCAGAGAGAATGGCGCAGTACACACCTGAGCAGCAGGAAGCACTAACTATCGCCAAGAGTATTGAAGATGCTGGCGAGAAGGGCTTTGCTGATGCCATGCGTGCTAGCGTTCGTTCGGGTATTTTCAAGCCAGATAGCTTGGAGTTTTACCGCGGTAAGCTGGCCGCGTTTGAGGCGCGTAAAGCTGCTGCCCCAGAGGAAGGCGCACCAGCCAAGCCAATTCCAAAGGTTGAGCCCGAGACTCGCAGCCTAACAAACTATCTTTCTGACAATGCTGGATCCATGAAGCGCATGGAAGAGCACATTGAATATGCTCCTCAAGATGTTCAGGATATTGTTAAGAAGATTGACGAGCACATTCAAGAAGTAACTACTGCAATCAACAATGCTGGCTTCAAGGTTAACGACGTTAACTCTGCTACTGCTCCGCAAAATGTGCAGGAATTAAAGAAGAGCTTGTCTACCTTGTCTGCCATGGGTAGCCGCGTCCTGATCGAAGCCGAGCGCATTGGTAGAAATCACAAGAACGCAAACCCAGCAAAGATGGCCAAAGCTTTGGCTAGTGCTAACGAAGATATTGCGTTGGCGCAGGCCCGTATGTCTGTGTTCCCCAAGCCTGAGATGCAAGTCAATCAGGAAGAGCCAGCACCAGAGGCCGACTACATTACCGACTTAACGCGAGACTTGGACTTGATGGAGAGGCAGCGACGCGCCATCAAGGGCGTCAATCTGTTTTCCCGCATTGGTCAGTTTGGCTTGACCCGCGAAGACTTCAATGAAGTAGAAGGTCTGCCAACGTTTGCGCTTGCTAGTGCAGAAAGAGGTGCAGCCCCCTTAACCGACCGAGTGGCCAATGGTGAGTTTGATAGCTTCTTGCCATTCAATAACCGCCATGACAGCCCCGGCTTTGATCTGGAGACGGCCGAGGAATCAATCAAAGATGCAATCAGAACCTTTAAAGGTAAAGATTCTGTTTACTACGACTATGAAACCCAGTCGCAACTAGACCAGTTGTCTGGTGAGATCGAACGCATTGAAAAGGAAATAAGAAATGAACGAGACATCGAAAGCATTAACCGCGAAATCGAGCTCATTGCCGACGAACTTGCCGCCGACGACGCCCGGAATAGAGAAGCTACGGACTTCGGGGCTGAGCCGGAAAGCGCAGTTAGCGGTACTCCTGAAGCTCAAGAAGGAACTGAGCAAGTAAGCGAGGCCAAACAGGACGCTCCGTTTACGGAGAAGCCTGCCGAGA